ACACTCAGAGACCAGCTCCCGAAGTGCCAGATAACCAAAAGCAGAGTGCGCGTTGCATGGACTGCACGCACAACATAAGGGGTTCTGGTGAAGGTGGGGGCAGGGCTTGTCGGTTTGGGCAGCGTTTAGCAATCGTTGAAGAACGAGCGTTAAAGACGGTCTATCAATTGCAAGTTCCTGCCTCTTCGATATTTGGCAAAGCAGCAGGTAAGAGTTCGATGCCCTTGCAGGCGTATGCCAAGTTTTTGTCTGGGCATGGGACGCCCAGCGCAGTGGTGGTAACGAGAATAAGTTTTGATGCGGCTAGCGTCGTGCCAAAGCTGTTCTTCTACCCCCAGAGACCATTAGAAGAGCAAGAGCTTATTTTAGTGAGAGAGATGGTGGACAGTGACGAAACATTAGAAGCAATTGCTTTCGACGTTACGCCACATAATCGTGGAGGTTCGCCCTTCACTGTTACTGAAGGGTTTACGATAGCCAACTAGGAGACCAAAATGGCTGATGATTATAAGTATTACACAATAGAGAATGTCGAGGCTCTATACCCAAAACTCGACGCTACGTACAAGTTTGACCAGACCGCGAATGGCGGCAAGGGTGCCTCTGTTAAGTGCGATCCGTTGGACGATAATGCCGCATATGAAATGTCTTTTGTCATGGATCAAACGAAAGCTAAAGCGTTACATAAGGCGATGAATGTTGCCTACAAAGCTGAGAAAAAAGACGGTTGGCCCGATAAGTTTCCTAACCCACTGAAAAAACAGGAGGATGGTCGCTGGGTTGGTAAGGCAAAGTTGAAAGGTGCATACGGCAGCGACAAGACAACGCCTCCACTGCAAGTCGATGCCAAAAATAACAAGCTGCCGTCAGATTTTCAGCTAACCACAGGTAGCACCGTAAACGTGGCGTTCACGTTTGTACCATACGCTATCAACGGTTATGGCGTTAGTTTGAGGCTTAGTGCTGTGCAAGTCATCGACTACAAGCCTTTAGCGGCACGTTCGCCTTTCGGCGTCGTAGATGGGGGCTTTGTAGCGCAACCTGATAACCCGTTTACAGATACAACTCGTAGCGCGATTGATGAGCCTGAAGATGACAGTGACGACATTTTCGGTGATGAGCCAGACACCTCTGAGATAGAGGAACCAAAAAAGGTCGTAAAGAAATCTACCCCCGCACCCAAGGAAGATGACGACGATCTGAGTGCCATTGTTGAGGATTGGGATGACTAAACCTTAGCAATCACTCCGCTGTGACTAGGGGTCGTAGTTTCCCCCGAAAAAGATGCGCCGACATCTCTGTCACAGCGTACCCTCGGCACTGGGTGCAAAAATGAACACGATAGAATTTTTACGTTGGGTGCTACCACCCGAAGGGGCATACGTCGCCTTTATACATAGCTCGACAGCAGGTAGGCACCGGCAAGTATATTTTGATTCGCTAGAAGAACTAGCGGAAGCCGCTGAGTATTACGATCAAGAGGGTTGTGACGTTTATTTTGCGATGGGTAACTTCAAAGAGAAGGGGACTCGTCGGGCAGAGGATGTTAGCCACATAAGATCTTTCTTTCTTGATTTAGATTGTGGTGAGGACAAGGCAGATACCGGCAAAGGTTTTACCACCCAAGGAGAGGCGATACGCAGACTACAAGACTTCTGCGTATCACTAAAATTACCAAAACCTCTTATAGTGAACTCAGGTCGTGGACTCCACGTCTACTGGGTGTTAAACGATCCGGTGCCAATGGAAGAGTGGAAGCCGGTAGCTGAACAGTTCAAGCGTAAATGCAAAGAGTTTGGGTTAGAAATAGACCCCGCTGTCCCATCAGATGCTGCGCGGGTTCTACGGGTAGTTGGGACACATAACCACAAACCTGATATTCCTGCGCCGGTAGAACCTGTAAATAAAACACCCGACAAAATTAACTTTGATTTTTTCGGCAGCAAGGTGGGTATAGACACACTCACGCTGCCACAAAAGCGCGTAGCAGAAGAGGGATTATCTAATATACGCGAAGCTATCATCCAGAACCTTAAATACAGCTTCAAAGATATTCTTTTAAAGTCGTCTAACGCCAAAGGCTGCAAACAGCTTGCACGCATAATCAAGGGTCAAGCAGAGGCGAGTGAGCCGATGTGGAGGGCAGGATTGTCTATCGCTAAGTTTTGCGAAGATGGTGACAAAGCGGCACAAAAAATATCTGAGAAGCACCCCGAGTACACGCCAGAACTAACGCTCAAGAAGTTGGATCTAATTAAAGGCCCGTACCGTTGTACTACGTTTGATGAAAATGAAGGCGGCATATGCCCCAACTGCCCACACTGGGGCAAGATCAGTTCACCGATTGCACTAGGGCGCAGGGTGTCAGAAGCAGAAATAAACGAAGATGGTACATATGCAAATGACTTTCAGGATCAGCAACTACAAGCAGGTCATGCCATGCTGATAGAAAAGTTGCCTTGTCAGGATGTTTCTACACAACACGTTATACCGTTATATCCTCGCCCGTACTTTCGTGGATCTAACGGCGGTGTGTACGTCAGGAACATCAGCCAAGACGGAGAAGTCGATGAGCATGTTATCTACCATCACGACGTATACGTGACACAACGCATACTAGATGTAGAAGCAGGTGAGACTGTGGTTTGTAGAATACACCTGCCGAAAGACGGTGTGCGAGAGTTCACGATGCCGCTTACAGCAATGACTTCTCGTGAAGAGTTCCGTAAGAATATGGCGATGCAGGGCGTTGCCGTCCCACGAATAGACGACTTGATGCAATATATGATTACTTGGGTAAACGAGTTACAGACAACTTCTACAGCGGACACCGCGCATCGACAGTTTGGTTGGGCTGACGAAACCATGAGCGCGTTCATCGTGGGCGATAAAGAAATACACGCAGATTATATTCAACATAACCCTCCATCCACATCTACCGCTGCCTACATCTCATACTTTCAGCCAAAGGGCACGTTGGATGCGTGGAAGAAAATGGCTAATTTCTACAACACTAGGCCAGAGTTACGGATGCATCAGTATGTTGTGTGTACGGCATTCGGTTCTCCTTTGATGAATTTCTTACCTCAAAATGCTTGCGCGTTGCACGTACATAACAACCTGAGTGGGACTGGTAAAACCGCAGCCGTACGGGTAGCAGCCTCAGTATGGGGGGCTGAAAAGGGCATGATGACACCTGAAGCTGCTACCGATGCGTTTAAGTTCAATCGTGCAGAACTGTTACGTAATCTACCGTTCTATATAGATGAGTTGACCAACACAGAAGGGAAGCAGCTAAGTAATTTGGTTTACCAAATATCTGCTGGAGAACAACGTGGTCGCATGTCTAGCGGCTCTAATCAAGAACGCACTCGCGGGGAGTCATGGCATTTCCTATGTGTTACCACCGGCAACGCAAGTGTTGTCCAGCGTATTTCAGCAGATAAGCAAGCGCCGAAAGCAGAGGCGCAGCGGATACTAGAGTGGAGAGCAGAGCGTGTGTTCAGTGATACTGAAAGCAAAGAAGAGACTGATACTTTCGATATGGCCCTCAAAAATAATTACGGGCACGCAGGTACAATCTACATACAGTACGTTATGCAGAACTTAGATTCAGTCAAAAATCTTGTCTTAGCCACACAAAAACTCATAGATAGAAAAGCAGAGCTTACCTCTGAAAATCGTTTTTGGTCTGCCGGTGCTGCTTGCACGATAGCCGGTGCACGCATCGCATGTCATTTGGGGCTTGTTGACTACGATTTGAAAGGTTTATTTGCGTGGACTATCGCTCTGTTGAAGGCTAACAAGACAGCGGTTGAGGACATGGGGGTCTCTATAGAGCAGACTTTGACTGACTATCTGGCAGAAAACTACAACAACATACTGATCCTTAAAAGCACGGATGACCTACGTAGCTCTTTAGGTAACGGGTTAGATAACATCGTAATACCTGACGCATTACCGAAAGGTAAGCTGGTAGCACGTTATGAGACGGATACAAAGAAGGCGTACATAGTTCCTAAGTTTTTGAAGTCATGGTGTGCTGCACATCAGATTGACTACAGTGCGTTTGTGGAGGGCATGATGAAAAACATGGGCGGTAAGCGTATGCAGATGCGACTTGGCAAGGGCACTCATGCAGGATCAATGCTACCGAACAGCAGGGTGATAGCTGTTGACTGTAACTTGTTTGGAGATACCACCGAGGGTGAGGATAATCTATACGACACCGAAGAGTAGATGTCAGACATAACGCTAAGGTTGTATGACTTGAACCCTGACGGGGTACGCATCGTTGTTGACTGGGGTGCTATGGTGGTCGGAAGTTCAGTATTCATACCGTGTATCAACACAAACAAAGCGTTGCAGCAAGTAAAACGTATCTGTGTAGAAGAGTTTGAGTGGGATGTGCGTGCGAAAATGGTTATAGAAAAGCCGTTTTCAGGTGTTCGCGTATGGAGAATCGTGTGATACGATCCGCCCCGATAAGGTCGGTCTCCAGAGGTCTTATCTCTCTCCTGCCCCTCTGCCGTAGACCTCCCTTCACTGCGGTAGAGGGGTTTACAACCCCAAGTTGTCCCATATGGTTAGGGTGTCATCGTATTCGGCGGCACTTTGTTTCATATCATTCGACATCTTTGGATTGAGCGTAACGCCGTAGTGCATTTTCTTTGATGTACGCATGTGTTGTGCCATAGATCGTTTGATCGTTTCTGGTGTAATGGCAAAGCTGGGGTAGGTTTCATTAAATTCGTTTATGTCTTCGCGGATACTTTGCGCCCTAGAGAAGTCTCCAGACCGCACAGATGCGTAGTATTTACGTAACAAGTTAGTGCGTTGCCTTGCAGCATTATTAGATATTTTCTTGAGTTGAGCATTCTGTGCCAATTGTCTAGTGTATTCTGCTGGTGCAAAACCAAAGAATTGCATGACAAGTAGAGGCGCAGATATGTCGTCTACAATCGCATCACCACGTTGAGTTCTTGCACCCTCTTCGTAGAATCGGTAGGACTTCAAAGCATTACGTATGGCAGCGGGAGACATTGCTTCCACGCCCCTCATAAGCTCACCTTGGTTTATTGCTTTGTCATACCCCCGCTCCATTTGCAAAGTTACACCGACTACAGGGCCACCAAGGGTCTCTATCAAATCAAATAAGAACGGCTGATTTTTTTCGATAAGTCGATCTCGGAATATCAAGTCAGATAAGCCCATACGACTAGCAACGTCTACACCTAGCACAGCGTTACCCATACCACCAAATAGCTCTTCACCTAAAATTTTGCGTACTACAGTGTCGAAGTCTTCGTCTTCGTCGCCTTTGAACATGTCGTAAACCATAGCGGCTACGCCAAACATCGGTAGACCTTGAGCACCAGCCACTAATGCCGAACCACCAAATACACCAGCAAGTTGCCTACGAGCTTGTGCTTTTTCTGCTGGCGTGCCTTTAACAGAATCTCTAGACAACCTATACAGAAGCTCCATCATCTGTATGCCATATCGTTTGTACAGAAAAGCTACTTTACCTATACCCTGTTGACCTATTCTTGGTGCGGAAGCAGCGGCGGTGCCGCCGTTAGTAAGCTCCACTTCGTATATGGCAAACTCGGCAGCTTCACGATACTCGGCTTCACTCAACTTGAGATTAGCTTTCTCTTCTGCTGATAACGCTTTGAATTCTGCCTTCGACAAATTGTTCTTGGCACGCTTCATTGAGTTCACTTTCAAACGGTAAGCCGCAGCAAGACCCACCTGACGTGTCATACGCTCACCATGATGGAACATGAACCCGGAGAACGCGCCGATCTTTCCTCGTACGCTGTCGATTTCTTCCATGTCCAGCGTGTCGTACATGATGGATCTGTTTAACTGGCCTTTTTCTTCTGCGACTTTAGCCAGTGTTTCAAATTCTTTTATTTCTGGTGGTATGCCTTGGGCATCGTAATCGTAGTTGTCGATTGATGGAGCCGCAGGAACCATAACTTGTTCAGTGCCATCTGGCCCAATAGATTCTACCGGAGCTTCACGTCTTTTAAGAAACGGCAGATATTTGTAGTTTTCATCAGTCTTACCTGCATTTTTGAACAGTCGTACGGCTTCGCCTATCGCACTTGTTGTCTCTCCGTAGCCAAAGTATTCGCCATCATCACCCCGCGTAGATGCCAAGTGTGGCGCAATAACCATAGGTATTTGCGAGAAGTTGACTAACACCGAAGACAGGTTAAGCCCAAGTGTCATAGCAAAACCGAATGTAGTTAAGTTCTTAGCCCAATCTTGCACGTCGGGGTTTTTGGCAAAGTCGATTCGCTTTTTTACTTCCGCAAGGTATTGTCTTGCGGCTTGCTTATCGCTCTCCGAAACATTCGGTGACTTATTATATTTTTTGAAGTCTTCGTCTAGCTCTGCTTCTAGTTTTTGAAACTCTGCGCCAAACTCCATCCGAACGATCTGTCGTGCGGTAGATGCCGTGCGAATACGCAATGCTCGCACCATGTCGTGACTTGGATATTTAGATTCACGTAGGTTTGCAGGATCGCCTATGAAGCCACGAAAACCCTCACGTTTTCTAAATGATTGTGCAAACGAGCGTTCTGGCAACGTATCTAAGAACAGTTTAATGATCTCGTCCTGCACGCCTGTTTCTACGTTGTTTGCGTTTAGCACGCTAAGTACGTTGTTTACAAAAGATCCAGCCGGTGCGTTGTTATAGCTTGCTTTATCCATGCCCTCGAAAGAGTTTAGATTCTTCAAGTCTATTTCATCTGCCATAGCTTCCAGTTCTGCTATGGCCTCTCTGCGCTCTCGTTTAGTCTCAAATGATTCTGTGAAGTATTCTGCTTGGCCCGTCTTTGGATCAGTAGCTGTATACTCCAGCCGGTACTGACCCTCACGTATTAAAGGAAAGTAGGGATCAATAGTGGCGTTTTTGTATAACTTGTTAATCAGTTCGTCGTAGACGTTCTTACGTTTCTTTGGGTCTAGGTCAGTCGCGTCTAGGCGAGTTTTAATAACATTAGCTACTTCGTCATACAATTTTTTGTACGTGTTGCGAATAGTCTTGTAAATTTTTTGCCCGTCTTCGCCTAGTTTTTCGTAGTCTCCCCCCTCACGAGTCATGGCATCGTATTCAGCTAGCTTATCTGCATCGCCGTCGTACGTGGCTCTAGGTTTAGAGGGGTCTACACCAACTAAAGAGCTATAGGGCATTAACCTATTTAGTATGTCTACTTTGTCTTTGTTGTCTTTGGCAAATGCAGAGATCTTGCTGATCGTTGCATCTACGGGACGTTTTATTTCTTGGAGGCGTCCACCCTCTTTTAGCACCAAGCCTCTAACTTTGTTAATTTTAGGCACATACTTCTTAGCTACCATCTCTAAACCGTTAAGGCTAAGTATGCCTAGAGAAAACTCTTTAGCTCTATCTACCAAAGAAGCGTCAGAAATTACATCGCGTACACGTTGCACGCCCTTAGAATCTAGTATCGGCAGGCTTCTCAGGCCACCATCTACCACTTGAGACGCTAGTTCTTTCGGCCTGCTAACCAAAGCAGGGTTATCATCAACTTGCGAAAACTTGGGTAACGCTCCTGTCAGTTTACCTGCTGTTTCTATGTCCGCCGTGTCAGGTGCAAGTAAGTTATTTTGCACTCTTAGCAGTTCGTTCAGAGCGGTATTATCTTTAGGTGGTAGGTTTAACAGCTTACGCAGTGCGTTTACGAGAGCTTCCCACAGCGTTATCGTACCTCTGCCTTCAGTATCTACGTCACCAGTCCGCATATCATAGGGAACAGTGTCCATAAACTCTTGTACTTCTCGGTCTGTGAGTGCCCACGCAAGCATTTCATCAGAATTCCACAGCGTATTTTTGTTCCGCATGTAGATGTCGCGCTCTACTTGCAGTAGTTCCTCTGCGCCCAGACGACCCTCACGCACGGCGTCCATACGCCCGTTAAAGTACCCCACTACTCCATTAAATAAGGTGATTAAATCGCCGACATCTTTTTTTAATTTAGTACCTTCAGGGAGCGTAAGGCTTCTTGATTTACCTGCTTGTATGAGTGGTGCTGTAACTGCGTGTATAGCTTCGTGAAGTAGTGTTTTGTTAGTTAAACCATTGTGTAAGGCTAAGGGGTCTTTTGTCCTAGCGATTAGTACTCGTATAGAGTCGTTTTTAGGAAAACTTGTTAAGCCTCTTGTGCCGTTTTTTATTTCGTTAAAATTTAGCTCTTGAATGTCGTATTCAAACTTATAACCCACATCTACCATGCGTTGCATTAGCTTGGATACATTAGTCGCTACCAACTGTTCAAACGGACTATTGGCGTTACGTGCTATGTTGTTAACAGCATCAATCAGAGTACCGCCTTTTGTCTCTCTTAATAGTCTGTCAGACTCAGCGATGTGCTCTTGTTCTGTTTTTTTACCTGCTGCTACCTCTTCATTTATTGCAAAATCTGCGTCACCTACGACAGAGTAGCGCGTGCCCTCCATCCTACGTACGTTGGGGTCTAAATTTTCTTGTATCGTAAATTCGTCTCGTGATTGCGCTCTTGAGGGAGGCTCTTCACCAAGTTCTTTTGCCTCTGCCACCCTGTCCGCATGAAAATCGTTAAACCGTTGCGTTCTTACGTTTTTGGGATCGGCTAATGACGGAGCTATCTGCACGGGGGGCGCGGGCTTAAACTTGTCGCCCGCTATCTCTGCTTTGCGTCTTAATATGTTGTCTATAGCGTCACTAAGTTCTGTGGCCTGTGCTTCTGTCTCTGCATCTATCGCTGCTTGTTCTTCTGTAACTACTCCTTCTTCAAGCTCTAAACTTGCCTCTCGTGTACCTTCAGGTGGTTTCTGACGCCGTGCAAATTGTGCTCTAGCTAAAGAGGTTAACTGCGAGAGCCTAGCTTCTTGCTCAGGACTTCTATTTTCTACGGTTAGTAACGTGGTAAGTTCATCTCCTAGAGCTGCTATATCTTGTTCTGTTAGTGCATCTGACTCTGTTCTTGTTCTGTCATCAACTCTTCCAGCATCTGTTCCAACATCTGCCACTGGTTGTCTGACAGGTGTAATAGTTCGTTCGGTATCCGCGCTCCCCGATTCGAGTCCCACGCTTGATATATCACTTTCAACGCCTTCTCTACTTCTTGTTTCGACAAGCTCTCTTTCGGTATCGGTAAATGCACCACGTTGTTGGTCATCTGCTGCCTCTTGTTTCTTGAACGCCTCTTCCAGATTAGCCTGTATTTCTAACTTCTTTTTACTACGAGTCTTGGCAGCGGCTCTTCTTAGATCATCCTGAACATCCGGGTCTGTAAGGTCTTTGCCTGTAAGTTCTTTACGTACCTTCGCTGTTTTACCGAACCCTATATCGTCAAAAAACTTGTTATCTAGGAACGCCGTGGTGGGCAACTTTTCGCTTTGTGCTATTTCTACAACGTCCTCGACTTGAGCACCTGTAACTTCTTCACCTGTAACTTGTTCAGAGGTTGTGATTTCAGTCGCAGCACTTACGACAGGAGGTGCGGGTTGTGTCGTTTCTTCTACGACAGGAGGTGCGGGTTCGCCCTCTCGTATGCGACGTTCTACTTCTGCTTGTCGTTCTGCTGCTTCTGCTTCAGTAGCAGCTTCTGCGGCTAACGTAGCTTCTGTTTCGGCACGCCTAATAGCGGCGTCTCTTCTTTCTTTAGCTTTTTGTGCGTCTTCTCTAGCGGCAACATCACCACCAGCTATAGTAGCGGTGCCTCGTATAGAACCACCTAATAAACCACCAGCTATGGCTGCTTCACGATATTCTGCAATAGCATCTTCGCTGGTTAGAGGTAAACCAGCTTGTGCACGCTCTAGGACTTGTTGTCCTAATTCTGTGGGCGCTTCTACTACAGCACCAGCCGCGACACCTTTAACGCCACGGGTAAATATACCACCACCGCCCACTGCACGATTAGTAAGACCAAGTTTTCCTACGAATAAACGCCCAAGAATTGCATCAAGAGTAGCTTGCGGTATAGCAGTGAGTGCGGCTGCACCTTCATCTATTTCAGTTCGCAGTCCTTGATCTATGGCTTCTTTTTGTCTTTCACGGTTCATACCATAAAAGAACGGTAAGCTAGCAGCTACGCCCCCTACTAAGGCACCTAATCCTGCACCCACTGGGCCAAGAGGCGCACCAAATTTAGCTCCTGCAATACCACCTGTAAGAGTTGCGCCAATTTGAGGGGCGCTTTCTGCGGCAATACCTCCAAGATAAGATCCAAAGTCTCCAACGCCGTCAATATCATCGAATCTGGTTTGGAACCGTGCTTTGCGTTGTGCATCAGCCTCATTTTCGAGGGCTACTTCAGCACCATATTGTTCAAGTCCTTCGAGACCTAACAGTCCACCAATACCTTCAAGAGCAGAACCTGTGGCCTGCCCTATAATATCGGTGCCAATGTCTATACCTCTAGCAATAGAACCACGTTGAGATTCAGCATACGCTAATTGATCTTGTAACTGCTGTTCGAGTAGTTGCTCTCTTTGTTTAGCTCGTTGAGCTTCTAGCTCTGAGTCAGTAACTGTAGAAAGGCCACGTTCTTCTAGTGCTCTGCGTATAGCAGAAGCTCCAGCAATATCTCCACGGGCTTCTTTCTTGCGTATGGCCTCTCTAGCCTGCGCTAAAGTAGGCATCTAGCTACTCTTCTTCCAGTATTGCGTTGTCTATCTCTGATCCAAAACTAATACCCGTGCCTAAACGAGCTGATTGTTCCTCTAAGATCGCTTGTGCATCAGCAATACGCCGTCTCATCGTATCAATATCTCTTTGCAAATCCGCAGTGTCCGCAAGTAGTTCTGCGTCAAGTTCTCTTCTAAGTCTATCAGCCTCTATTGCATCATCGGGATCATCAGATGCTTCTAGTGTATCTAGCTTTGAATATTTAGGACGTAATCGTAATTCAGCTTCTAATTCAGTTTTTATACCTTCGGCTTGCAATTGCTTACCAGTAAGAGCGGTAATTATTCCTCTGGCATTCTGACCAGTTATTTGTTCCCCGAGCAGTCGATTACGTTCCGCATCGCTATACAACTGACGAACATTATCTTGCGCCTGTAAGCTAAGTTGAGCTTTCTGCATTATGCTCTGACGCTCGTTTTTATCAGCGGTTTCTAAGAAAGCACGAGCGTTTTCTTTTTGCCTCATCGTATTAGCTTCAGACTGTTGGTAAGCATTTGCAGCATCAGCACCGAATCTACGATTAAGCTCTACAACAGTAGTCTCAATACCTAAAACATCTTGATCTAACTGTCTACGACGTTCTGCTTCTTCACGACGAAGTTGTCCACTGCGTATACCTACACCAGTAATGCCGCCTCTACCTCCAGCAGCTAACAAATCTATGAGTCTATCCATACCTTGTGGAGTGGTTTCATCATAAGTTGTTTGCATACGCTCTTGCATATCTTTCAGTCTTTGACGGCTTTCTTCAATTTGAGAAAGATCTTCTATTCTTTTTAACGCTCTAATACCCGCTGCCTCTGGATCAGCGCCTAAATCTTCTCTTGCAGCACGACGTAAACCTTCGTCTGCTTCATAAGTTTCCATACCTTCTATGGTATTTTTCATTTGTTGTAGTAAAGCTAACCCTGCATTTGGTTTAGGGTCAGAAGGTGTAGCAGGTGTATTAACTACTGGTGGTTCTGGAAAGCCCTCTTCTCTTGCCGTATCCACTTCTGGTAGTCGTGATTTAGCATAGTTAGTGAGTTCAGCAGGCTCAGAAGATATATCTATGCCCTGCCCTTGCCCCCGTTGCCTCCTACGCATTGTACCTATCGAAGTCGGTGTCGCAGTATCATTGCCATCTAGAGGTCTACCAAGCGGGTCTAACCCTTGTTCCGCCATAAGACGTTTAAATTCTTCTAATTTTACAATGGCGGGCGCGTTCATTCCTTCTACTTGCGTTTTCAAAAACTCAGCAAGTTGATCAGGTGGTAGATTTGACCCTTGTGCGCCCCCACCCTGTTGAAAAGAAACAATACCGCCTTCTGCTAGCTGCACAGGACGTGCTTGACTCATCATGCCTTGAGCCATTCGGGGCTGCTGTTGTGGCATACCTTGAGGCATACCTTGTTGTGCACGTTGCACAATGTCCGTTTCACTTGGGCCTACGCCCATTTCTTTTGCAGCTTGCTGCCGATACTCGCCCATAAGACCCTGCTGCATTTGGTCTTTTATGGTCATGGGATTGCTTTGCGCCTGCATCATCTGATTACGCTTTACAGCATCAAGGTCTTTCTTGAGTTGCTGCATAGCGAGTAGATCTACTAGCTCTTTGGTGACATTAGCACGCTTTTGAAGCTCTTGTGGTTTGCCTACATAAGCATCTTTTGTGCGTTCGATTTGACTAAGAGGATTAGATAGCACTTTATGTTCTCCCTCCTAGCAACGCTAGAAGTCCTGCTAAACCACCAGATATTTGTTGGAAGCCTCCGGGTTCGACAAACTGACGTGACGTAGCAGTTATTGGTAACCCTTGTAGTAGAGACTGCATGAACTGTAACTGCTCATACGGATATTGTTGTTCTTGCTGGAACTGTAGATAATCGGCGGTGATACCTTCTTGCTCTATGCCACGCTGTTTCTCTCCAGCACGTTCTAATCTACCCAAAGCATCTAACCCAAACCGGCGATCAGCTTCTTCGGCTGCGATTCTACGGCGCTCTTCTTCGTTAAACTGCGCTCGGCGTGCTTCTTCTGCCCGTCGCAGTGCCTCTTGTTCTACATTAAACTGCCGCTGTGCCTGTGTGAAAGCATCGGAATATCCTCTGCCTGTAATATCTGCAAGCTGTTGCCCTAAATTACGTGCTCCTTCAGCTTCCATAATGGCCTGACGAGAACCGCCAAAAGCACCGGCACGGGTTAATCGTCCAGCATCTGCAACACGGCTAATATCTGCTTGACGGCGTGCTTCGCGTAGTTGCGGCTCTAATGCGGCTTGTAGGTAGGGGTTCATAAACTGCTGTGCAGAAGCAGCAGTAAACGATCCCGGTGTATACCCTGTGCTAAAAGAGCCTATACCAGTTTGTTGGTTAGGATCTAATCCTGCGTACTCAGCAAAAGCCTGTTCTTGCAGTCCACTGGCACCAGCAGTAAGTGGGCCGGTATAGGCTTCAAAAGGCTTGTCGGCAAGAGCCATTCCTTTGCCAAGCATTTCTGTAACATAAGGGCCAGCAAACTGTGCCAGTCCTTGTTGAGTTCCAGATATTTGTCCTACAGGACTATTAGGATCTTCTACCGTAGGGCCATTACTCATAACCTACCCCGCTTTTTTAGACAGCATCATAAGCACTTTATCTGCGTCTATATTCTTTTGTTGTTTAGGTGTGCCAGTAGCTTTGGTGCGCACCATACTCATAAACTCATCCAGTGCTTCTGCACCTGCATCAGAGTTGCCATTACCAAGCATTGCTACCACATCTGCTGGTAGTACAAATTCGCCATGGCTTAATCGTGCTTCTTGCACACCGTCAATATTGGCAGGGATGAGATCAGCTTGACCGTCAGAAGATCCTTCTAAGTAACCACCATTTTCTACCATGCTGCCCCTACTAAACCCCGCTGCCTGTGCTTTAGCTGCGGCACGAGCCTCTTCAACAGACATTGGTTCTTGGCCCTCTGGTGCTTTTGCATATATAACATCAGAAAAATAGCGTCTACCACCACTGCCGGGGCGACGATTTGTGTCATCTCTGCCTGTAACTTGTTCTCGTATTGCAGTGTATCGCGGCACTTCACCTTGATAGCCAACAGGTGCTATATCAGGATCAAAAGAACCTCTATCTTTAAGCAGGCTTGCTAACCCTAGACCTAAGCCCAACTGCCCTAAATTTAAACCTTTAGACATACTAGGCAGCTCGCCAAAAACTTTATCTGATAGAGCTTTACCTATTGCGGACTCTAAAAAACCTTTTTTATCTTTACTTGCGGCTCCAATAAGTCCCGGCAGAGAACCAAAAATATCTTCGTAATCGTCAGAGTAGTCAGATAGATCACCCGATCTTAGGTCAGAAAGAAAATCTAAATTAAATCCTTTGTCGTCAAAAGCTGGAGAGGGAGTCAAATCAAACTGCCTCATAAAATCGCCTGCGTCAAAATCGTTTGAGTTGAGGTCGTAAGTTGGCATAAAGGGGCTGCGATAGTCTTCTGGATCAAAACTGTAATCGTAACTTGGAGCAGAGCCTACATCGACCGCATCGAGCGAACTCATAAATGCATCAAGATCAAAGTTACTCATCACTTGCCTCCGACTATACGTAGCAGCTCGTCAAGACTACCATAAGAACTTCTGACCGCACCACCACTGGCCCTACCGCCAGCTAAACTAGCTAAGAAATCTATTGTGTCATCAGCGCTAGTGCGTCTTTTTTCACGATCCCCAAGATCAAATATCTCCGCACCTGTTTCTTGCAGTATGCCGGGGGTGCGGATAAAGGAAGAGGGGGCGCGTGTAGGCGTAAACGTAGGTGTAGATACGCTAGGTCTAGGTAGATCAATCTTGGGCAGGTCAACATCAACCTCGGGTAGGTCTATATCAACATCAGGTACAGCCTCTACTACGTCTTCTACTAACTCTTTTGCTGGTTGTAGGATTACGTCGTCCACGGTAGAACCTACCGCCCGTACTGCATCCTCTACAGCAGGTGCGGCGTCTATTATCGGATCGACTATAGGCTTAACAACGTCTTCTACTGCCGCCCCCGTAGCCCGCACTGCATCTTCTATGAGTGGTGCTTTTTCTACCACAGCCCCTGCCACATCTTCGATAACATCAACTACAGGTTCTGCCACATCACCCAATACCTCAACAGTGCCTTCTACAAACCCTTTTACGGGCTGCAATAGCACATCATCAAACATCCTACCGCCTTCTGCTATGGCATCGCCTATCTTCTTAATAAACTCAGGAGTTTTTATGTTGTTAGGGCCAAGTGCACCACCTTCCATAATGTATTCGCCAAAGCCCCTAGCTATGGCATCACCAAAATCGGTGCCTTTTGCTAGCTCAAGCTCCGTTTTAACAAGTCCTGCAACAACATCGTCTTGGTTAATGTTGTAGCCATCTAAAAACTTTTCATCTAAACCGACTTTATTCATTGCTGCTTCGGTAAATTTAGGGCCAAATGCAGAAACTGCTGCTCCTGCTATGTTCCCATCTATTGCAGCGTCTACAAACTTGGCTGTTTTGGCTACTTTGTTAAAAGTGTCTGCGGTTTTTGCTGCTGCTTCTGCTGCTTTTGCTAGGTCACTACCTGCCGGAGCACCTTTTGCGGCTAAATTTGCTGCTTCTGAAGCCTTAGCTAACTCTTGCCCGTAAGATCCTACACCGCCCAGTACCCCAGCTTTTAAGATGTCACTACCGTCACCACCTGTAGCGGCAGTTATACCAGCAGATGTTAGCCCCTTTGCTAGCGCAGTGCCTGCTGCGGAAGCACCCCCACCGAATGCAGCCGTACCAGCTAATGCTCCACCTGCACCAGCAGTAAGCGCTAGGGTAGCTGCCATTTTTATAGCGTTACCGAGCGCAGGGTTTCTTTTAATTACTCTAGAATCTCTGTAACCCAGTGGGTCATATATGTACTCAGACCCTCTTGCACTTGTTCGTGTGGGTTTCACTCCGTACTTGTCATATACCGCACGGATAGCGGGGTCGCTGTTGTAGGCATCTAGTACAGCCTCGTGGTAGTCCTTCTTACCTACACTCATACCGTACGCAACTTTTTCTTCCATCAACGGTCTAATGACCGACTGAAACTCTGCCATTAGTTCTGGAGAAGTGCTTGTGTAGCCCTCTATATTCCCCGTAAACGACCTAGTTTCTTTAATAGGCTTTACATCGGCACCGTAGTAACTAGACAAAGAGCTAACCACTTGATCTGTGCTGGTCGCGTCTCCTATGGCTCCAGTTACTGCTCCCAACTCGGCTTTACGTTCGTCTGACATGTACTCTTCTGAAGGAGGCGTGTAGAAACGGCTTTTGTTATATCCCGGCAGTTCGTCCTGACCAAAGTAAGCCCTATCTGATATGTTAAGCATCTGCTCTTCTTTGGTCAGTGGGGTGCCCATTGCACCCTTCTCTGCAAAATCCATAGCATCGCTAAAGTAGAGATTGTCTCCTTCTGGGTCGTGCATAGTTTCTTGAAAAGTCGTATTGTAGAAATCATCTACTCGGTCAACATCATCTCCTGTATAGCCCGTACGCAGTGACTTCCTAAACTCAGTCATATTTGGTACTGCATCTTCTGGGCTACCAGAGTACGTTGGTTTACTAGCTTCTAGTCGACGCTTACGCTCTACTTCCGCGTTAATTTCATCTAAGCGGTTTTGTAATGCTGGTGATCTTTTTGGCTGTGTTACCGGCTTGGGTGCTACGGCTGTAGGTTCAGGTATAAACTCACCACCGCTTACAGGCTGACCTACTCTGTTTGGTGGTGTTACTGGTACAGGTTTAGGTGCCCTTGATTTAAGTTCAGGTGGCGCAGAAGAACCTAGCACTGGCTTGGGTTTAGGTGCTACAGGGGTAGGTCTAGGCGTTATAACAGATGCAGGAGGGGTATAGCTTAGTATGCCAGCGGCTTTCAGTCGTTCCTGCACTTGTTCAGGAGTAGGGGCGAACCCACCTAGCCCAGAAAGTGCTCCCAGCCCCATACCACTAAAACCACTGAAACTACC